GTTCTTGTTGTTGTTCTTTTTCAGGTATTGGAAGAGGGATTGGGACAAATTTGACTCTACCTGCACTTGGTTTATCGTATGATGCCATCACTCTTAACTCAGTTGACTTATCAACACTATTTACCATTGGTTGAACTGATGGTTTAGGGCCAACAAAACCACCTCCTCTAAAGGCTCTTGTTGCTCCTTTTGCTGGTGTGAGTACAGACGGTCTGAGTGATGAAGGAGAGTCTTTGAAGAATAAATCATATACAATTCTACCAAGAATGTCACCACCAATACCACCAATTATACCACCTATTATTGTACCAGCGGGGCCAAGCATTGATCCCACCGCAGCAAGTAATCCACCTAGTGCTATACTACCGATAGCCATAAATGCTGCTCTTCCGGGTGGTTCACCAAAGACAAACACATCAAGTAAGAATGCAATCATATCGCCTATAAAAGGAATCATTCCAACTGTTTCGGAAACAAATTTACGTATTGGTTTTAAAAATTTACCGATACCTAAATCAGATAAAAGTTTTCCTAAACCTTTTTTACCCTTTCCTAAAAAAGTGTCAGGTTTTACTTTTACCTTTTTAGTTTTTACGGTGGATTTTCTACCACTCTTCATCTCAGCGTCTAACTTTTTGAAATCAGGATCATTTTCAAAATCAACCTCTGGAAATTGTTTAAGAGCATCTTCAATGTTTAAACTCTCTACGTTTTTGGCACCTAGAGTGGTCTCGTCTATGAAATCAGATCTTAACGCATCAAAAAGTCTTCTACTTATCTTTTGAGGTCTTGCTGTTGATTTTCGCGGATTCAAAAATTCAACCATATCCGCACTTGTAGTTACTTTATTTTTACTGTAATTATAAGTTCCATACTCAAAAGGAAGCTTTGTCTTAGTTGCAACTGATGTTTTTATTGGTTCCACATCAATTATATCACCTGTTACACCCCTTTTTCTTCTTCCAGTTTCTCTGCTCGTGCTTGCGAAATCTGCTGCTGAAGTTTTTCTTACAGGTTTTTTTGGTCTTTTCATCTCCTCTAAATCATCCAAATCTAAACCTAATGTTTTAGCTGCATGTCGCATTAAATCATCGTCAGAAGGCACTGGTATACCTCTCTGTCTTGCTGCGTCTCTACCCATTAATTGCAAAGCGTCTAGAATGGCAGCCTCAGTTGCTGTATTTCTTCTTTTTATCTCTAATGCTATGCCACCAGCTATAATTAATGTAAATGCTAAATTACGAAGCGCACCAAAAAAATTGGTAAAAGTGTTGTTTACATTTTTTTGAGTCAGAGTGTTTTTATTCACTCCTTTTAACTTTTCTGACCCTTCATTAAATAAAGATAGAAAACCTTTTAATGCAAGAAATGTTCCACTGACCACAAAAAAGAAAGTTTTTGCTATTTTTTTAATAAACTTACCGATTGTTATAATTTGTGGTAAAAATCTAAGTGCGATTGCCCCCACCACTGATAAAACTGCTCCTACCAAAAATCCAAGTAATCCACCACCACCTTTCTTTGGTCTTGGATTTGTCCTGTCAGAATCATCATCTTCTTGATCATCATCTTTTTCAAGTATATCCTCCCTACTTTTTCTTCTTAATCTTTCTTGATTTTGTTTCTCAATACCCTCTCTTACTTTTGATAAAACAAGTCTAGTCTTTAACATACCATCTATTTTTATGACATCTTCTCTTATTAAACCAATGTTTACCACAGACTTTTTAGACAAAGTTGTAGATCTACCTGATCTATTTGATAGTAGTTTATTTGTGTCAATCATATCTTATGGAGCCATAAAACCAAGGGTGTCACATTTATTTGAATCAGTTGGATTCAATGAGCATGTTGGTAATTCGTTTCTTGTGGCAACTGATCTATCAGTAGGTGGAATAGGAGGCAAACCAACTTGTTCAAGCATAAAATTAGCATCTTGATCACTGACCACTGGTGGGCCAGGAATGGAAACATTGTTCACTGGTTTTATTCCAGCATCCTTTCTTCCTTTCTCAGTGATAGATTGTGATAAAGCATTTAAATAAAACGCTTCAGTTCCAACAACATTTTTATTAATCTCATCCTCAAGTGAGAGACCATAATTACTACTAAAATAGTCTAATGTATTTGCCCCTACATTACGTTTTACACCATCTAATCCTTCAACGCTTACACCTCTTACTGTATCCTCTGCCTTTTTTCCAAAGTTTGGCATGTAACCATACGTATCCATTTCATAACCTTCATCTTTCATAAATTGTTGATACTTTTTAAACCCTGATCCATCTGCTGCCATCGTGACATTACCCTTACTATCTGTAGTCGTAGTTGTATACATTCGATTCTTTGGATCGTTAAAAAATTTTTCAACCTGTGCATGCATTGCCAACTTTTCGTCTCCAGACATTCCTTTCAACATTTGAGCGACTGCACCCATATTTCCTGAGTTTATCAACTGCACTGCTTCAGCAGCTCCGGGTTGTTGCATCGCTTTCTTATTAACTACAAATTCACCACCCTCTGCCTCAATCGGTATTCCACCATCCTTATGACTGGGGCCATGTAACATACCACCATCTTGAAATATTCTTGTTGGTCTGAACGCAGACCTAGCTGATCTAAAAAATGAACGAGATCCTTTACCTATATTTGACAGACTAAGTGAACCAAGACCTTTTATCAAATTACCAAGTTTGCCTCCAATTCCTAGTCCACCTAAAAGGGCAGATCCCGGAAGTGCGATTCCAAGCACCGAAGCAGCGATATTAATAAGTCCAGTGAGACCCACCATCTTTCCAAGTAGAAATGCAATTCCTATCGTGGCAGCCACTATTCCTCCAATAATAAGTGGGAAAAAGTTTTTTATAAATCCAGATATAAAATTAACAATTCCAATGTTTGCTGGATTACTTAAAAACTTAAGTATTCCCATTAAAAATTTACCAGCGACCAAATTTATAAAAAACATAATAAATCGAAGGAACCCATTTTTTATTGGCTCTACGGCTCTATTAACTTGTTTTTTAAAAAAATCAAATACTGGTTTATCATTTTCTAATTTTGTCTCTCTTTTTCGTCTTCTTTCATTTTGCAGTCTTCTTTGTGTATCAAGAAACTTTTCATATTCAAACTTCTCCTGTGCTTCAAGTGTCTGTAGAATAGACGACATCGTTTCTTTGATGTCCATAATACTTTGATCAATACCCTCTGATGGTGTTGATAAAGATGCTAACATCACACCAGTTTGAATTTGTTGTGCTTGAATAACATTTTTTAATATGGTTATCTTTCTTGAATTTAACGCTACCTGTTCTGCTAATTTATCCCTTCCCAAAAAACTTGACGCAGAAATCCTTCTTGTGGTTTCTCTCGGAGTTCCACCAAGTCTTGTCATATTATTGAGAAAATTCTCATATGCTGGATTCATTTCATCCATTGGCTTTTCTTTGCTGTTCCTTTAGTCTTTCTTCCTCAAGGTGTGCTTGCAATAATCCAACGTAGATGTCTCTCTCCCAAGGCATCATATTTTCAATCTCAGTCAAACTGTATTTATGATACTGCATCATGGCAAAGTTTAATCTGAAGTAGTTCTCCAGATTCATATGAGCCATGGCTAACCGAAAAAAGACGCTAAACCCTCAAGCAATACATCACTTTCCACCTTTGTTTTTGGATTATAAACTTTCACAGTGTGAGATAATTTTGGCATGGTCTGAAAGAAGTTTTCAATTTCTTTGAATTGATTTGAGTTCATTGAATCTAAAAATTCAGTGATCTCCTTCTTTGAGCAATCAGCAGCAACCCAAACTTCGTCTTCACTATAAATTTTATTGATACAAGATCCAACTAAATCAAATGATTGCTCCATTGGATTTTTTGTTCTATCATTTGGATCAAAATTATTTTTAATAAATTCATTCAGAGATGGATATTTCAATTCCATCATTAAGGATTCGTCAAGTTTAACTTTTTTTGAATGACCTTCAGGTTTTTGAACCTTAATATCATCCAAGTTGATGTTCACTTTAACCTCAGTTTTTTCATCATCAGGACAAATAAGATTAACTTCAATGTCTTCCCCTACAGATTTACCACGAATATTCAAAAATAAAAATTCAATATCAAAAGTAGGGAGTGTCTCAACTTTGATACCTTTTGTTAAAACACATGCACGAATCACAGCTTTGATAGCGTTTGTAATTTGTTTTGTGTCCTCACTCTCAAGTGCGATAACAAGAAGTTTTTCTTCTTTTACAAGAAATGGTCTGTATTGTACTGTCTTTCCTGTTGAAGGTAATTCAAGTTCATAACTTGGTGTTGCAATTTTTGGTAATGGCATAATGTTATACTTCAGTAAGTTTATTTATAGAGGTAATTTTGATTTAATTCTAGTCACTCGGTCTTCCAAATCCAAAAGTTCCTAAACCAAAAGATCCATCACGACCAGTTCCTGTATTTGGAAATCTATCAGGGAATATTTCTCTTCTCGCTATTTCTCTAGGTGAGAATCTTTGATCCAAAGCATTAAAGAATCTAGGTATTACACCTCTTGGTCTGTCCTCAATAAAGTATCTTGAGTAAGCCATATTAACTGTGCATTTTAATACCTGTGATGCATCATAAGAAACTGGCATTGAATTTATGGACAAAGGAAAACAGTTCACAAATTTGTATGTTAGTATTTTTGTTTGTCTTCTTGAGTCAAGGTTCTTTTCAAACTTTGATATCTCTAAGTTACCACGATACTCTCTAGGAAACTTAACACGATAGTGATAATCTTCATTTTGAATTTTATTAGATCCTGATGATGTCATGTTTGAAATATAATTCATCCATGCTTCAAAAAATCTTATTGGTAAATATTGATCTGCATCACAATAAAAAGTTAAATTAATCGTATCATCATATTGTCTTCGATAAACATGCCTCTCTCTTATTCCGGGAATATTATTTGTTAACTCTGATGTTGCAAATCTTGATCCGGGCAAAACCGTATCAGAACATAGAATATTTAATCTACCTTGATCTAAGTTTAGTCCTATCTCTTGTCGATACTGATTGAAACCACTCTCTAAAAAAGAGACACTCACTTGAAAGTGTGAAGTGGTCGCTGGATTAAGGAGTTGAGCCTTAACCATTGATATCGATTTTCGT